GTTGAGCCTGTCAGTCTAGAAAGAAAGGTGAGATTACACGCATTTATCGTACTTCCCACGGATGTAGAAGCCCCAATGAGTCCAGCATAGAGACTTGAAATAGTCAGTGTAGATATCGTTAGAGTACTTCCTTGTGCAGTCGAAAATACCATTCCATTTACATATAGCATGGAACCTGACATGGTCGATGCTGCCATAGAACTCGTTTGAAGTGTTGAAAATAGCAGAGTTCCACCACTTATTGTAGAGCCTATCAATGTTGATACGATTACATTATTTCCTTGTGCGGTAGAAAATAGTAGAGATGATGTATATAGACTTGATACATTTGCCCCATTCAGTGTAATGGTACTTCCAGTAAGTGTTGAAACAATCATATTGATAGTATTTATGCTTGAACCTATCATAGTAGATTGAACCGATATCGTATTTGCTGTAATTGTACTACCCACAAGCGTGGATACATAAAATGAATTCACATTGATGCTAGATCCTGTGATATTTGATACAATAAATATATTTCCTTGAATGGTAGAAAAATTAAGAGCTCTACCAAGAAATGATGATANAGTAAGAAGATTACCAGTAAATGTATTCCCTTGAAAAGTCGACATGGTGAGATAATTTGCAGAGATGGTAGAACCATTTAATGTAGAAAATACAGACATTGTCTTCGTTCCAATAGTACTTCCAGATAATGTCGTACATGTAACATTTGTGGTNAGTAATGTACTCGTTGTAAATGTTGATTGGACGGTTAATTGATTCACATTTATTGTGCTTCCGACGAGTGTAGATAATGACAGNTTCGTCAAAATAATGGTAGACGCATATAATGTAGATACATTGATCGTATTTGCTTGTAACGACGAATAAAACAGTATACCAGTGCTAATCGTAGAAGCATAGATACGATCAGCAATAACTGTACTTCCTAACATAGTACTCGCATAGCATGTCGATAATGTTATACTTGATAAAGAAACATTGTTAGAGGGAACAAGTCTGCCNCTAGAAGAGGTCGTCAGTANATAATTACTCGATATAGGATAATCATAACGTCCTAAAATGTAGGTATTATCGGATGATTGATCCAGATAGGTTCGAATGACCAATGGGCCACTATTAATGGTGGTGATACCAGAGGAGTCACTCATCTAGAATCGTCAAAGAATGAAATTCGAGTTGCGCAAGTCTAAAGTTAAATATCCGGAACAGATAACAGGATGCCAGCTGGTGGAGGATTACTTCAACTCGCCGCAGTAGGAAAACAGGATGCTTTCCTCACAGGAAACCCACAAATCAGTTTCTACAAAATGGTGTACCGTCGTCATACGAATTTTGCTACAGAATCACAGCCGATGTACTTTGATGGTACGCCCAATTTTGGACAACGTATTACTTGTTTGATCCCTCGTCGAGGTGATCTACTTGGCAGAGTATATCTTGACGTTGTTCTGCCGCAGATCAGAGATACAAGTGGAAATCTGTTGTCNTATACAAATTCTATCGGACATGCTCTTATTCAAGAGATCACGTTTGAAGTGGGTGAGCAGGAGATTGATCGACAAACAGGTGAATGGATGGAAGTATGGACACAATTGACGACACCGTCTGGCCAGCGTCATGCGCTAAATGAAATGATTGGACGTGTTGAGCCATATAACCTTATTGATATCAAGCCATCAGATAGTGGCGATGGTCTTCATCTTTTGATTCCGCTCCAATTTTATTTTTGTCAAAATCCTGGATCTTATCTTCCTCTTTTGGCTCTTCAATATAGTCCTATCCGTATTAACATTACATTACGCCCCCTTCAACAGCTCTTCTGGGTCCCTCCGCCACTTCCTCCTGCAACACAAGAGAGTTGGATGCCAGCTTGTTCCGTTCAGGCAAGTTGTACCACTCCAATTACAAGTATGATGTTATGGGGTGATTTCGTCTACTTGGACGTGGATGAGCGTCGAACATTTGTGAGCGCCACTCACGAGTATTTGATTGAGCAGGTTCAGCATACGCCGCCATTCTCAATTACGGCCAATCAGACGACTGCGACGATTCCGATTGAATTCAATCATCCAATCAAGGAATTTATTTTTATGATTCAGCGCGATACGATGCAGAATCGTAATGAATGGTTCAATTACAGTAATTTGGCGATTGGCGAATATACGCCCGCACTTGTTCTTCCTTATATCAACTCAAATGCTCCATCCGCACGTCTCGATTTGCTTTCGACAGCCAAACTTCAATTGGATGGATACGACCGATTTACGGATCGTACACCGCAATACTTTCGTCTTCAGCAGCCCTATGAACATCATACCAGTACTCCGATTAATTCGTTCATTTATAATTATAGTTTTGCACTAAGACCTGAAGACATCCAGCCAACTGGTACAATGAATGCCAGCCGCATTGATAGCATTGTATGGCAGCTTCAAATGAATACGGTGCTGACTAATCCGTTAATTCCAACCTGGCAACAACGCGGTAGTTGCCGAGCCATTGTATATGCACACAACTATAATATTTTTCGTGTGATTAATGGATTTGGTGGGTTGCTTTTTACCATCTAAACACTTCTTCTAAAAAGTGCGCAAAAAGCCACGGTGTACTGGCAATGATTATTTTAAAAAACTGTATGGTTGTACACCTTTTTTTAAAATAAAGCTTTAATCAATGTTTTTTGCAGGCTTTTTTAAAAAAAGCCCTAAGTAATGAGCTCGAGTGTCTCACAACTCGAATTCTGGCGAGAAGCCAGTTCCGACACGAATGAAAAGAACGGCAGTGAGGAGGGCGGTCCAGGTGCCGCCTACTTATCATACAATGTTCTGATGGGTCTATCGGTTCTAGGAGGATTCTTTGCCTTGGATCACCTCTATCTTCGTTCGCCCTTGACATTTCTTGCCAAGATCGTTGTCAATATTCTCTGTTTTGGAATATGGTGGATCTACGATGCCACACAGGTAGTATTTAACAGTCATGCCGTGAAGATATTTGGCCTTGGTGTTCCAGGACTCGGCCCCCAAGGGATTGCGGCAGGTGTATTTGCCAATCCTGTGCCTGACAAGAAACACATGATGTTCTTTATTTATGCAGCAAGTGTTATCTTTGGAGGCGCATTNGGTCTTGATTCCTTTATCACGGGTGATAATCGAACAGGTTTCATTCGTCTCATCTGCCTGATCTCTGTGATTTTCGCACCGATTGCGTTAGGCTGGTGGGCATACAAATTATTTAACTTTTTTGTGTATACGAAGGATACGATCAATGAACAATCAGACTTCTTTGGGGCACCATCACATTCCTTTAAGAGTGGAATCCTATCCAGGTTCCCATTTCTAAGCGCACTGTTTAGTCCATTCGAGTCGATCAAGACCTTTTTTCATGATCTTGTTGGTGATGCCATTCAGCCGATTACGGATACGGCACAGATGGCGATTAGTACAGTGGATAGTGCTATCAAGACAGCAGATGATACGATTCAACTGGGCCGCGAGGCCATTTCAAAGGGTACGGAAATTGCGGGTCAGATTTCGAATACGGTGGAGAAAGTATCACAGGCCACACAGGTTCTGCCTGGCGTTTCACTTTATTCTAGTATTACACCTGATGCTGTTCAGAAGGAACTTGGAGGAGCGGGGACGAATGTGAAAGGCGATAAAGCAGCATCCACAAATGCGGCGAATGCCGCTGCAGCAATGGTCGGTGGAGCCATGATGACGGACTTAAAACCTCTCCACTATATATTATTAGTTACAATTGTAACAATTGTGTTTGGTGGAGTAATTGTTACATATCATCGATCAAAGAATGTCCCAGTCCAAGACGAACGAAATGACACCCCTCCCGAGCCAGGAGTTCTTCGAAAGCCTGATCCAAAAGAACGTACCGCATGATCCAATCTGTATGGTGAAATTTGGAGCTCCTTGGTGTGGCCCTTGTAAGAGGATCGATAAAAATGTTCTTCTTGGACTAAGTAACCAAATCAAATGGTACGAGTGTGACATCGATGAGAACGATTATACGCCTGGCTATTGTGGTGTAAAGACCATTCCATGCTTTCTGGCGATTGTAAATGGTGTTCCGCAGCCACTTTTTCAGAGTTCGGATACGATGAAGGTCGCGGAGTGGATCAAGGGCGGATTTAAGGCCTAAAAGGCCTACCATGTTCAAGGCACCCACTAATATAAAGCACAACAGACACGATATATCAGTATTATGTCTGTTATTTTATTTTGTCCTGCAGGGAGACAACCTGTATTGTCCATCCAACTACAATATATGAAAGATCTGCTTAATCTACCGTTCATTCATGAATATCATATTTGGAATGTCTCATGGAATGAACAGGATAGTGCATATCTTTCAACGTTGGAAGCCATTCATCCAAAAATTAAAATTAAAACAACTCCATACAGTAATTCGTCGCGAGCAAGTGATACCGCATCAAAACAATTCAGTTATTTCCTACATGATTATTACAAGCACGAACAGTACAAGAACTATATTTTTGTAAAACTAGATGATGATATTGTGTTTATTGACAATAATATGTTTGAACGGTTTATTGAAGGGCGGCGGCGAAGTACTGCTTTTTTATATTCAGCGAATATCATTAATAACAATTGTCATAATCCACACGCATTTCATTCGATTCACCAATCATTTCTTCAACAATTACCATTAGAGAAAAATCAGAAAAAAGACGTAGAAACCTTCTCGCATCAACGTAGAATGTCGATCAACTTTGTCGCATTTCTAGGCAGTGATTTATGTCATATTAACGACGAATTTTCAGACGGAGTAGGATCGAATGATGAATGGCGTCTATGTCATATTATTCCTCAGCGCCTTGGAAGAGAAAATGAGATTGCGTTGTATATGACGGTGGTTCATTATGCGTTTGGAGGACATATCGATCCTGTATATCTTCCTGCGTATCAACAACTGTATCGTTCGATTCATTAACTCGCAAACATTAATTTTCCGCGTCCTTCTTTTACTACGTATACATTCCATCCTTCTGTAAACAAGCGCATTTCGGCCTTTCGCTGAGCCAGTACCGCATTGGAGTTGATATTCGCCAATTCGATATAAAGCGTAGGACGATCCGCTGTTGTAAAATTAACCGTTCCTTCAGGCTGTCTCTCTGCAGGATAGATCGTTCCATATTTCTCGCCCGTGGACCAATTCATTGATCCAATATGCATTCCATTTGCCTTCTCATCTTTAGCAAGTGCATTGATCTGATTCCAAACCATAGGTTCATATAGCTCTTCTCGATCGCGTCCAGCGATCAATAGTTTCAGATCATAATAAAATTCACCATATGGGGTCGTATAGGGTTGCGCACCAGATGCCGCGCGGGAATCAAAATAATCATTGGAAAACAGATCGAGTCGATTATGATCGATCGCATTTTGCGATCGAAAGAACCAGACGAGACGTTCGGTAGGATGGCGTCCATCCAATCTGCGCGTCACAGCTGCAACACCGCCTTTATCCAATGGAATAAAATCGAGCTCACCAAACGTAAATATATTATCAAACTGACGGCGAAACGGGATTTCAATGACTTTCGAGCGCAACTCTTCCTGAATCTGCGGAGAGACGTAGTGTTGAATAGTAGAGAGAAGAATACGCGGACCCCCAATTTGAATACGAGAGAGAGGGGTAAACGAATTCACAGTGACCCCATCACTAAAAGTATAACGCATCGTGGGAACTGCCCATGGTGACGGTTTGAACATGGTAGAGTCGCTAGAGACAACAAGATCCTCTAATTTTCGAAGCGTACCTTTAATGCGAAAGTTTTGCCATGGCATTGCTACAAGAGGAAACCCTGCATCTCCTGGACATTGTGTCCCTGGCAAAGGTAATACAATCCGAAGCGACCCTGGGGTTGCACGTAATTGGATACCACGATTGGTGATCTGACCAGTAAGAGGATCGGTCGTGTTAAGTAGACCAGCCTTCTGCTGCCGTAAAAAGCTACTGTTTGACGAACCTTCTGTTAGTTGTTTTGCCAATAGGCCATCACCCGACCACTCTTGAATAAGAAACTGATCTTGATAGAATTGGATCTTCTCAAATAAAAAATAGGCAACATAGTTGACATATCCGTAAGATACGTTATTTAGATCAGTGATCGGAAACAATCCGTTAGCACGTTCGGGAGAATACGCCTGGCCATTCGGTTGAACGGGAAGAGAAGGAAGCCATGTGGGCAATTCAATTTCTAGGGCACATTCGGTTAACACGTCACCATAGGCATCGATCTCCGCTTCAAAACTCTTTCCAAAAGCAGCATCGGCCAAGGGCACCATGGTGCGACGTTCCGCCAAATGAGGAATAGAGGATTCATATCGTGCATCATATGGAAATATGCTGTCTTTGGAGTCTTTTACAAAATAGGAGTCTTTTACACCACGCGCAACGAGCTCAAAAAGAGCCCCTTGCCCACTGGAGGCGCTGATGGTCGCCATTCTACTGAAAGGCATGGAAGGAACGGTTTATGCTGTGAGACTGCGCACCATTGAGAGAAGGAGTCCAGAAAAGAGCGACATGCCAATGGCCATCATAAAGTTAAAACGAGAGACGAGAACAATAAAGATAGCGAGGCTGGAAAGAGCTGAGACCAGTAGGATTCCCATCCCTTCTGCCATCAGCGCGCGTTCGTCAACTTTGGTCACGCTGATGTTTTTCAAAAACAGCGAATTCAGGGATGCCGTAAGGAAGGACGCCAGGACAATCACGGCGACCATTCCACGCCAATCCAGATTGTATGAAAAAGCTGCAATATAGACAATGAAAACGTTGATAAACGCCACAGCTGCTACTTCAAGTGTTACTTCTTTGGGAGTCAGATACATGTTCTACTGTCATACAACAAAAATTGATA